CAACAGTATTCTTCTTTGTTTGAGTTTCTTTTTCTGATTTTTTTAGCTCCGCAGCCTTCATACTTAAAAGTATTGCCTGTGACGACAGCCCCAAGCCTTTAGCAACCTGCGCAGCATTGGCGTAATCAGCAGCAGTAGTAAGAGGCATATCAGCCAACTGCTCCCGTAGTTTCTCCATAGGAGAACGAGTATCTATACCAAACAAGCCACCAATATCCCTTCGCATTTTCTGTTGCTGTGTCATAGGCGCAGACGAACCCGCCAGCAAATTCTCCAGCATACCAAGTTCGTCTTTCTGTGAAGCAGTAGCAGCAGGTTGTCTTACGTCAGCAACTCCCCTGAGATTCAATAAAGGCGCACCGGGATTAACTAAATCAATAGCCATGTCTTAATTCCTATAGTTACTTATTCTGTGTCTGATTGAAAAATGTCTCTTAGAGCTTTACGGAAGAAGCTCTCTTCGCCTTCCCCCGCAGGTGTCTCAAACAGACCGCCTAACAGATTCTGTAAATACTGCTGCTGTGTAGCGGCTGAAGCTGCCTGACCACCTAAAAGACCCTGTAGACCTGCTCCCAGTAATTCACCCTGTGCAGACACACCCTGTAGACCAGCACGAGTAGCTAACTCAGAGAATGGCATACCACCAGCCAATAAGCTAAGTGCTTGCTGTTGCGGCAAGAAGGCAGCCTGTACCCCACCAAAACCAAGTTCAGCCTGTAAAGCTTGGTTAGCTCTACCTTGCCCTAACGCCTGAGCTATAAGACCAGCCGTGCTTTCACGCTCTTTTACAGCCTGTCCACGGGAAGTAAAGGCATCAGCAGCCCGTTGTTCCTGTATAGCTTTTTCCATAGCTAACTGCTCAGGAGTTCCTCCATACTGCGCTGTACGGACACCTGAACGGCCCTGAGCAAACAGACGCTCTTCCAGCGCAAGGCGATCACGCTCCTCTTGAGGCTGTCTCATAGCCTGTAGCTGGCTATATATGTCCTGCTGCGCCTGTCCTATGCCTTGACCCAGAAGCATAGACTGTAGACGCTCCTGTTCAGACTGAAGCTGGTCTGCTCCGGTAGCAGACAGTAACTGCTGTGCGCCTCTACGAGCCAGAGCTTTGGTATCTGCTGTCATCTGGTCAGACATCTGCATTGAGATGCCTTCCTGACCTACAGTTAAGCCGGGGCCGAGTCCTGTGCTAACAGTAAACGGTTTAAAAGCCCCTGAAGCTGCGTCAGCTAACTCAGTACCAAGCCTTCGAGCCTGATTCATAGCCCGTTGTCCGTACTTTCTTTGTCTACTGGCTAAATCTTCAGAGACTGCATAGCCAGCACCTAACGCCCCAGCACCTGAAAGCATGTCTAAAAATTCTTCTCGAGTCATTGGACTATTTCACCTCTTTATATTAATCTGCCGAGCATGGCTAGAATGTCTATTTTCTGTATTGAGAATGGGGCTTCATTCACAAGAGCTTCAATACCTATAGACACCACAGTACCGTTACCTGTTCCATTAAAGCCATTAGTGTTAATAATGATACTAGCAGAATACTCTGCATCTGTTGTATTGTATTCAGCTATACCATACTCTGCTACTTTTTTACCACCGAAGGTAAAAGTCTGTTTAGTGTAGGCTGTGCTGTAATCATACGCCCAGTTAAGAACAACATTTGTGTTCTGCCCACCTATAATAGTAATGGTAAACTTTTTAAGAAACTTCAAATTAGCAGGACTACCAAAGTCTAAAGGATTGCTAAAGTAGCTTAATGTGTATTGAGTTCCGTCATCGTTATAGCCTTCATACTCAGTAATTCCTGATGAGTGTCCGAAGTATAACGTACCGTCTTCAATCCTGTGAAAACACAGAGGAGCAATATGACTCCATGTAGTAGCTTTATAGCTGCCATCCTGCATAGGTGTTCTTAAATCAAAACAATACACTACGTCTATGCTTGGGAAGTTTATTAAATAAAAAGCATTTTCTTGGCTGTAAACAGACTTAATGTTACCACCTTCTAAAGCAAGTGTTGTAACCAAGTCGTTTCTAATCTGCTTACTGATGTCTCTTAAAGGCGCAGACTTTTCTTGTATTGTTCTCGCCAAAGACCTGACACCATTGGCACTGAGAAATAACAAGTCAGTACCTATGTTCTGTACTGTATCTCTAGCAATACAACCTACATTACTGATTGTGTCTGCTAAAGTCATTGTAGCAGGGCTGTTTGCGCCTTCGTAAATAAGTATAGAGTTTTTACCAAATACCAGTAACAACCCGTTATGTGCCGCAAGAGCTGTTATTTCATCGTAGCCTACAGGCCAGTGTTTTGTTACATCAATAGAGCCTGAAGAGCCACCAGACCAGCCTGAGCCGTTTAACAAATCAGACCAGTAAACAGTAGATTTGTCAGTAGCAAAGTCAGCTATCCATATTCTACCAAAAGCTCCGAGTATCTCGTTGCCTTCTGGTGGTATGCCTGTAGCGTGTGCATGGCTGGACATAGCCTCTACTACACCAGCGTGGTCTGAGTACACTAAAGGCTCATGTTCTCGCTGTGCAAAGTAAGCGTGGTCATTAAAATTAACTACCTTCCAGTTGTTAGCTGTAATGCTATACAGCGAAGGAGTTTCGTCAACTAACGTAGTAGTACCAGAGAATATCTTGTTATTGCCAGCAGACAGTATAACTTTATTGCCGTCAGAGTCTTTGTACTCATGTATCATCTCTAGGCCAGCACTTGCGCCTAGCACAGAAGCACCGTTGGTAGTTACTCTTGAGTAACCTTTTCTAGCTCCAACACGACCATACTGGTCAATAATACAGTTGTCTGCGACAGAAGCAAAAGAAGGACTCAATCCAATAGGAGAATCTTCTGTGTTTAAGCCAAAGAAGCCGGGGGCTGCAATGGTAATGTTCTGTAACTGCTGTGCCATTAAACGGCTCTCCACTCAGTCTCGTGTGGGAAATGTCCTGCGTCCAAAGCTATGGAATCTGACAGGCTCTTATTGGCTATAGCAAAATACTCCTGTGTAGAAGTACCGCCTGTCTCACCGCGCTCACGCACAGCCATTGCCACTGCCAAGTGAATGATAGGACTCGGAGGAAGCGCACTGTCTGTATCGTCATCAGAGAGCTTATCTTCCTTTACAACCATATCAAAGCGTAGAGAGTACACACCGTTTGGCGTAGGGTACACATCAATAGTACGGTCATCGTTGCTGTCAACACCTGTAAAGGTAAAGTACAGAGGTGCGCCTGTGGCAGCAGTGGATATGTACTGTCTCTCGTTAAAGCGAGCTTTAGAGTCCTGTATCATCCTGAGATTAGAGGTATCGTTGACAGCATCCAGCAGCTTGTCTTTAATCCCGGAGTCAGTCAGAGAGTAGCTATAGTCGTCTGCTGTTGTAGAAACAACGATGGTAGTACGCAGAGCAGACCAGTCCCAAGCGTCTTCTACAAACTCCTTGGCATCGTTCACAAACTGCCCAATCATAGCAGAGTAAGTGTTCTGTGCTACGGTACTTACATCTGCTTCACGAAGTCTTTTTAGTACGTTGTTTCCTAAATTCAAGTATGTCATTTTATACCTTGTATCTCTGTGATATGCCTTGCAGCAAATACTGAATTGGTTGATAACCGGGGTACTGTACTAGCTGCCCAATAATAGGAATGTTGGCATCAATTTTCTGTAAGTCTGCTCCTAAAATAGAGTCTGTAGTTCTGGTTCCTGAGAAAAGACCGCCAAGCCCGTCCCCAGTTCCATCCCCAGCTCCGTCTCCAGTTCCGTCACCTGTGCCATCACCATCTAAAACACAGCTCTGAGATGCTTCATCCCAACGATAGCCTTCACCACATTCAGTATCACCACCGCCAGTACCATTTGGGACACAGCTCTGAGATGCTTCATCCCAACGATAGCCTTCACCGCATTGGACGCCATTCCCGCCATCACCATCACCGTCACCATCACCGTCACCGCCAGTATCATTTGGGACACAACTCTGAGATGCTTCATCCCAGTGATAACCTTCAC